TTATCCGAAAAAGGTGTTTTTGTCAAGATACGAGGTGTTACCTCGTTGTTGTTCGTTGATTTTCTCGATTATTGCCCAGTCGGGCAGGTAGTCATTATTGTTTTCCATATTTTCTTAGTCTTTGAAAATTTCAATGATGATGCGTATTATCATTGAAAACATATATGTAACGTAGATTATTAAAATAGGAATGGCAATCGGAGCAATCACAATCAGCCACGGTATGTGTATCAGCCCACATAACCTACCTACTGCGAGCATCACACACAACAAAAAGATTGCTACGCATATATCCGCTTTTTCTTCACGTTTCATTGTCGAACTCTTTTGATAATTCACGTTGCACTTCTTTATAGTCTCTGCCATCATGTTCTGCATCAAGCTTGGCAAGTTCCCTTATGCGTGCGCCAAAGCACCGCGGGAAAAATCTTTTGTTAATGCGCAGTATGTTGTTTATCCAATCGGCCCTACGCTCTCTATATTCCTCTTCTGTCATTTTGATGCTTGTTTTCTTTTTTCCATAAACTCATGATAGGCCTCGCTTGCCTCTGTAACGATGTTGACGAAATGTGCCCAATTATCGTCATGTTCGATGTCTCTTGACTGATGTTTATTCAGCCATTGTATTACAAATTCCTTTGCTGTCATTGTCTTTTTTGTAATGATACCTTTCATTCTGTACCTCCTTTACTTTAATTTATTTTTATAACTTATTTCGTTTAAGATAAAATCCACATTCATTTTCTTGGCTTTGCGAGTAATCGGCTTGTGGCTTCCTTGCTCATCAAACCACATTTGCAGTATCCAACCCTCTACGACACAATACTTCCAATACTTTTTATATTTAAGCCAATATTTGTAAACAATAAGTACAGCCGCTTCTCTATTCTCAAAAGTATTGCAAAAGCCTACAACATGACACTTACTTCTATTATAGTAAAAGGTTGAACCTACGTTCAAATTCTCAACTTTTCTTGCCATGTTATTCCCCACCTCCTTTCAGTTCTTTGATTAAAATGTCAGCCACTTGCACACAACTACGAACATACGATAGTATGCTTGTTCCCTCCATTGGTGTTGAGAATGAAGACGCCAATACCTCTTTAGCAATCTCGTATCGGCGCTGTTCCCAGTCAATATTTTCTCCCATAAAATCAAGTTCGCTTTTATGGTATGTAGTTTGATTATCTTGACACCACCAATAAACTTCATCAACAGCAGGGTTTGGGTGTGTAGTGAAAACTACATTAACTATATCTCCTGTATCTTTTACTCTTGCTTTCATACCTTATTCTCCTATCTCTTCGTGATACTTATGCAACACATCTTTCATTCGCTTTGCAGCTTCTTCGGCCTGCTTGTCGTTGCGAAAGTAATTGCCAAATTCATATCTACTTTTATCAACATAATGACCATATTCTCTATCTATCATTGTGTTTCCTTGGTTGTCCACATGATAATAGTCTTCATCATTTTCCGCTCTCCACCTAATCTTCTCTACTCGCTTCTCCTCTGCGTTCCATTGTAGTCCCTGCTCTTTCATCTTGTCGAAAAGGAGTTGCTTTTCTTCGTCAGTGGCGTGGCGGAAAGAACTAATAGACCAAAAACTATTGGCGAAATCTGCCGTATTATAATGTGATGTAAATTGACCACAACTTTCGTCTTCTTTAAATATGGGGATAGTACCCATTTTTGAAGTTAGTATATCCCCATCCTTAAATTCCATTCCCTCTTTCTCAATAACAACCTCGTTGCCGTTGATTTGCGCCTTGCATCCCTCGGGAATGGTGATTGTGTCACCGCATTGTAATTCTACTTTCATAATTGTTTTTATTTATTGTTATATTGTTTATAATTTCATAAAACTAAAAATGTGCTTAATTACTTCTATTGTCCACCCGTTGCCGAGCAGCTTGTACTGTTGTGTCTCGGAGCATTCCCACCTGTACCATTCGGGAACGGTCTGCAAACGGGCGCACTCGGTAGGTGTAAGGCGGCGAATGCGATGGTTTATTATACAGGCATTTTGCATATTCCCGTCTTCGCGCGCCCGAGCGAGAACAGTCATTCCTTTCCCGCTACGCACCTCTCGGAAATGAAGACAGCCATCAAACGCACGTAAAGTACCAGAAACAACCATTGGGACGTGTCCGCCACCCATACTATATCCCAATTTACAAAGGCAAACGCCATGTAAAGGATTATAAAGAAAATAACACACAATGGAAACAATACCTTAATCATCTTGTAATCCTCCTATTACTCGTTTTGTACTTCGCATACGGACGTGAAATCCATATAGGCTCGGACTGAACAAACCAGCCCTCCCGCAACAACTCCGCACGTGATTTCGGTTCGCTCATTTCAAAGGATATATTCTCTCTGCAACGAGCACAATTACACTCCTTAATCACTACGTATCTGCGTTCTTTGTCAACGAGTGGGGCTGCGTACATTTCCTCGACATGTACGTGACCGAATAGTCTGCAAATTAGTTTCTTAATCATAATTCTTCAATTTCAAATTCTGTTTTAGGAATTCTTCCTGTCATATACACATGATAAGACTTTAGGATAGGAAAGAATTTTCCGTATTCTTTGTAAATCCTACCTTGCTCATTAAGTGAAATAAATACGAATGTATCTGTTCCATTTAACACATTATTCTTTGTCAAATAAACCTTTCCTGTTTTTGACAAATTATTTCCATTGCTTGTAGGTTGATAATACAACCCACTTGCTTTATGTTTAATTCTATAAGGTTTCTAATTTCTCTCATTTTGTGAGTAACTTGGGTATTTCCATCCAATATGCAATATTAATAATCTCATTAAATTCATCTGTGAAGGTATTATCCTTTATATCATAATAAGCAGGAAACATTCTACCATTAGACATACGAACTAAAAGAGTTAGATTAAATAAATCTCCTTTAGGTTCTTTAGGCAAATCTCCGTCTGCAACAGAATGCCAAGGGCTTACAGGGTGGCTGTCAGCCCATTTTGCACCATCTATGAATGCCTGTGTTCTAACACCAACACCACATGTTTTATCTGTAGTAATGTATTTTTGTGCTGTATTCTTTATAATTTCTTCTCGTGTCATAATCCTAATGCTTGTTTAAGTCGTTTCTTATAGTCCTTGTTGGCTATGTCCATAGCTTCCTCTATTGTATCATACCATTGCACAGGTGTTTCATAAGATATTGCAAATGCATATCGTGGTTCATCTGTTGATGCAGATTTATAGATATGATAGGTAAACTCAAATATGCCATTATCAGCAATCAGCCCCTCTCTCGTTTCCTTAAATAGAAGCCTTGGTATATTCTCCGCCACACTCTCACGTCCTGCGTTGAAAGCGTACTGTGCTGCACGCTTGGCGTTTGCAACCGACAATGTTTTTCCAAATTCGGCCTTACGGTCAATGTAGTGCATCACGTGGTCAAAGGAAGACCTTTTATCTGTTTTTGATTTCATTGTTATTTTCTATTTGATTTACCTTTTATTGTTACCTTTCGTACTATGGCGTGAAGTCTATCTACAACTCTATCGCCATATTTCATTTTCAAATGCTCATCGTCGAGATTGGTTGAGAACATGAGAAGTTTCCCATCTCGCTCTGCAGCATCGACCAACTCTGCAAATGGTATTCGTTTATTACCGTAGATGTTTGATATATCCTCCGTGCCAACGTCATCAACATAGATAACGTGTCTGTTGATTATCTCATCTGGCGACTTGTTCAATTCGTTAGCCGTGCATACCGTTACAATCTTTCTGCAATAGTGATTGAGCAGCAAGGGGATTATCCTCATGCCAATCAACGACTTCCCGACGCCACAATCACCAACGAGCATTAAGCCCTTACCTTTGTTGTCGGTTAACCAGTCTGCAATATTATTGTAGTCGTTGTTCCATTTTGCGCTGTCGCCACAGAAATATTTCAATCCTCCTTTCAGATGATTGACTGCGTCTGTGATACATATCTGTACCTTGTTCGGCACAGGCTTGTAGGTTGTATCTCTCAGCCTTTCTACGGCTTCATCAAAGTTTATCTGTTTCATTTCCAATCATTGAATTTATCGTAGTTCATTTCACCCGATTGGAGCGAAATGGAAGATTTATCATGTTCTTTCAACTCAAACAAGCCGCTCCAGTTATTTGTCATACTTTGTTCCACTATCTGCATAGCCTTTGTTGTATCGTTACCACTATACTCTTTCAGTCGTTTGTAACAAAGTTCCACGTCACATTGACGTTTGTACATCTGTTTCTTTGCCTGTTTATATTTCAACCACTCTTCAAATGGTTTTTGAAGATTTGGCTCAACAAAAGAGTAGTCATAGGTGCTTTTTTTCGCGACCTTTTTAGCTACCGTTTCATTGTTTCCTCTTTGTTTCGTTTTTGTTTCAGCAGCACCTAAAGTTTTCTCGTAAAAGCCATAATTACAGATACTTATTACACTCCCTCCATTGTTTCCTCTTTGTTTCGTTTTTGTTTCAGCAGCACCTAAAGTTTTCAATTCTTCGAGTGCTTTTGAAACCCATTTCGTACTCATTTCGTTGTCCTCCGCCATCTGCCGAAGCGTCGTCTTTACATTGCCGTTGCTATCGGACGTAAAAAGCAGATAGAGAAAGAACTGCGCAAGTCTGTGAGAGTTAAATCGCTTATATAATTCCTTGGGGATATTCATAATCAATGGTAGTGTCGCCTATAGGTTTTATGTTACCAATTAGTTTGTTTACTCTTTTCATAGTTCTTTTAATAATTTATTTATTTCATCAATAACAATATCAATCTCTCCTGTGTACCAATTAGGGTCTACGTATTCCTCGCTGTGTGGAATATTTGTAAGTAATGCCATGAGTCGGCGTTTTACCCTTTTCAAGGCTTCGTTCTTGCCAAATTCAGCACCAGCAATAAAGGATTTATAGCTTTGATGGTGCATGCCGTTTCCGAAACTACCGACATAGCTACAACTGTTATCGATAGGAAACTTTTTTTGATGCGCTAAAGCCGCTTTCTCTATTGCTTCTTTCATTATATTTCCTTTAAGTTAAACAAATCAGCTTGTGTCATACCCTCGAACCAATAAGGGTTAAAAGGGTTGCAACTGTACAACCTTTCGTACTGCTCCTTAGATATTTTCCACTGACTTTCGTCATATTGGAAGGCCCAGCCCGTTCCGAATTTCTCTACCATCTTATCACGAGCCTCGTCGTAAGTTTCGGCTTCCTCTACGTGATAGCAATTGTGGCGTTGAGCATCACCCATCATGAATGTGAAATAATATCGTTCCATAATTATCTTCTCTTAGGTTTATTCTTTCGCTTTCTCTTCCTTTTGTTGGCGTAGGGTGTTGAACCGCTACGGTTCTTTTTAGGTGCGCATACGACATTGTGTAAGTATTCATCGGCTTTTCTTTGGTTGAAAAGCGAGATAAATGTTTTAGTCAAGTTCCCCATTTTACTTCACTTTTAGAAAAGGATTGTCTTTCGGAACACCTGCAACGATATTACAGAATAACGCACCATGTTTATTACCACAATGCGACCACCAACGACCGTCCTTTTGATGTAGTGTGGATTTTTCAATATATTCCTCTATGCACACATGTACATACCGCATGCGTTTTGACCTCTTTACTTTTCCTTTTCTGTATGCCTTGCAAGCCTTTTTTATCTTGCGTGGAATTAATTTGCTCATAATTGCTTATGTTTTGGCTTATTCTTCCGTATAGATAAAGTAATGAGTACAACTCCATCCGGCAGAGCAGTTTACTCTCTTTATCTTTAAGTTCGCATATTCTTCCGGTAATTTATCGAGTAATTTCTCATAGCGATACTCGAAATCAGTATCATTGAAGAGGCTTTTTTCTTTCGGGGTACAGATATAGAACCGACCCCATTCTTCTGGGAACTTTTCGAGAACACATTCTATAAAATCACGCACAATGCGGGGATATTCCCCTGTTACTTTGTAGGGCGTCAGGCAGTCTCCTGATGTAGGCCCTGTTTGTTCAAAATTCATAGCTTATTTTCTATTTTAAGTATTTCATCGGATTAATCATTACATCGCCAGCACGCGGCTTGAAGTACTCGCATTTAAGCAGCGTACTTGCCACCTCGCGCTCCTTTGTTATTGTGCATTCTGAAACAATAGGATTGCGATTTTCAGAGCGCATAAGATGTGCGAACTGACAGCCCAGACATGCGTGGAGTTCGATAGTCTTTTTCATCGCTTCAACTTATCTATGAGTTCTTTTTCTTTTTCACAATCGTAACCAAGAAAAGACTTCGCTTCGATAATGTCGTTGAGAACATTGATAGCATTTTTCCTTATTTCCTCGACCATATCACGACCGCAAGCTTTGTCTATTGCTGCGTCTATTGAAGTAACAGGCTTATTCAGTTCTTTCAAGTATTTTTTTAGAACGAATAAGCCGTAATCTACCTGCATATGTGCCTCTAATTCCGTCATACAACATCTATTAAGTCAAACAATGTCGGCGAGGAAACCTCCATTTCTGCTTCGCGCAAATAAGCAAGTCCGTCACGCCAATAGTCGTAGTTCAACTCCGTAGACACCCCCTTTCGTCCAAGTTTTACAGCACAATATGGAACAGTCTGTATTCCACCAAACGGGTCAAAGACCAAATCCCCCTTGTTTGAATATCGCTCTATTAATCGGTTTACGATGTCTATTTGTAAGGGGCATATGTGCATCTGCAAATTCTTCTGTGACTGACGCGAGTTTAGTGTCTTCATTCTGACCACATCATCCCAAATATAGTCCTTATGACTTACAGGAGCGGTTGTCATAAACTTTTTTGATATTTTCCCGTGAACTTCCAGTTCCTCTGAAAATGCTACATGCTCTTCAAAGTTATAAATGTGCTCTTTTCCGTATTTCTTGTAAAAAGTCATGACAGTCTCAATGTTAAGACCTTTTACATCATCGTATGACAATAACCTGTCGCCTGATGATTTCCAATCGGCGTGCGCATCTATCTGCCAGCGGGCCAGCGAATAATCACCATACTTTACCTTCGTCACAGGTGTATCTGCATATGCTTTCGAGGTGTCTGACGGCAGCTTACGGAACAGCAACACATATTCGGGACACCCTACGCCCATTTTCGAACCGTCCTTGCACATCTCACCATATCCGAGTCTGTAGGTTTGGTTGTTCTCCCTTACCACGTCCGTGTCAATAGTGATACGTCCCATGTACCTGAAACCATGCTTCAGATAGTGGAACACACACATATCGCTGAACGGGTCAATCGTGGGCATACCGTCACCTGTCGCATTGCCGAACAGCACACGGTCTTTTACATGAATACAAGCCAAACGACCTGGCCTTAAGATGCGGAGCAGTTCGGGCGTAAGGAAGTCCATTTGCTTGAAGAATTCGTCGTTATCAGTATTGAAACCGAAATCATTGAACGAACTCGTATATTCATAGTGATTTGAAAACGGCACAGAAGTAACAATCAAATCGACCGAGTTGTCTTTCATATTCTTGCACTCCAGAACGTTGTCGTTATTGATTGCCGTGTAGAGTTTCCCCTCTCTTACTTCACGCTTTGAGAACATGTAGCGCATCAGCTTCTCCTTTGCATCAAGCCCGAAAAGGCCGTGCTCCTTGATGATAGCAACCATTTTCCCTACCATTTCCTTGTGCTGCTGCCACTTCTGCATAAACGACTTATAAATCTCCTGCTCGCTCTCGGCATACACAAGATACAAGTCTACAGGGTGCTGCTGCATGAAACGGTAAATACGTGCGATAGCCTGAAACTTGTCATTGAAGCGATAGTCAATGAACATTATCGCCTTGTGGCAGTGATACTGAAAGTTCAGACCCTCACCGAGCATCTCCGGCTTTGCTGCAAGGTACTTCAATCTTCCCTCCTTGAAGTCCTCAATAACCTTATCCGCCTCGTCATCGTCCTGTGAGCCATAGACGGCCTTACAACCCTCAATACGCTTACATAGTTCCACGCGCTCACTTTCTAAATCGTGCCAGATAAGGAAATGATCGTCTTTGTTCTCCGGACGGTTGATGATTTCAAGAACCTTGTCAATCTTTGCAGGCATATTGTCCCGGCGTTCCTTTGCCGCATCTTGCAAACTCAAAGCAGCTTCACGGAACATCTTAACCTGCCCGTCCTTGTCTGTGCCGGCCGTCGAGTTATCAACCTCCACGATTTCACTGTGTACCCGAAGTTCGGGCAACTGATACCCGTCATCTGGATAACCCAAATCGGACGGCTTCGTCAGGAATAAAGCCCACGTTGCAACCCAAATCCAAAACTCGGCCTCCTTGTGAGGGTACAGCGTCAGTTTATTTGCTTTCGTGCTGTCTCTTTTGAAGAACCGTGTGAGAGCTTGCCCGCTATCCATGACACCGAGATAGGCAGAGTAGTGGATAAGTTCCTTGTATCTGTTCGGTGACGGTGTCGCAGTGGCTACAAAACGATATTCAACATTCGAGAACAATGGTAAAAACTCTTGATATGTCTTTGTCCCGAAACCGCGCAGCACACTTGCTTCGTCAAGCGATGTTACTTTGAAATAATTTGGGTCTATACGTACACCCTCTTCACCGTCACGTACACGCTCGTAGTTCGTTATCATTATGTCCGTCTTGCTGTCTTTTACCTCCTGTATCGTGCGGACATATGTCACTTCTAAACCGAGGTGTTTCTTTGCCTGACTTGCGAACTCCACGACCACACGCTTAGGGCACACTATCAACCCTTTGCCTCCCTTGTGCTTCAAAATGATACGGATAATCTCCAGCTGCGTTACAGTCTTCTGCATTCCAAACGATGAGAATATAGCACGACAACCACCTTTGATTGCCCACTTTACCGTGTCTTTTACATGGGGATATAATGATTGGGTTAAATCTTCATCTTTGATTTCAAACCCAGTGTCGTGGCTGATGGCCATCTTGTTTTTAAGAAATTCTATGTATTCCATATTTATTGAAATAATACGTTCGTTAACTGCTTACCATTACTGAACACTGCCCATTTGCCTTTGCCGTTGGTATCGATGAGTTTCAAGTCCTCAACCTTACCAAAGCGATTGATGTTTCTATTCTGCATACTTCCATTTATATCCATAAGCGGTTTTAGTAAAATCCTTACAGCACATACAGATAGCAGAATGATTAAAACCAAACATTCTTTCTACATCAGCCATTGAAGCAAAAGACTGAACATAAGTTCCATTAATAGTATATTGAGATATTCTTTTGCGTTGTGGAGCAATTCGTTTTTCAATGCAACTTCCATAATTGGTATTGTATTTTGCATCGCACCACTCTAAATTTGAAACCTTATTATTTGTTTTATCTTCATCTTTGTGGTTTACTTGTGGTAGGTCATTTGGGTTTGAAAGAAAAGCATTTGCTACCACCCTATGAATGAAGAAACGCTTAGATTTTCCGTTACGAAAAAGACTTACTACTAAATATCCGTTTTTCTTCTCACGAACATCTTTTTTTATTTTACCTATGAAAACCCTGCTATTCTTTTTCCCAATAACAGAAACTTTTCGTGTAAGACTTCTTACTCTTCCAAGATTACTCACTTGATATAACCCCTCATATCCTGTAATATCTTTCCAAACTTCTGTTTGCTCATTCATATCCTTATCCCTTTTTCTTCACTCAATTTCTTAACTAATATTGAGTAGTATTTAATAAGTTCCTCTAATTCCCAACACGACCATTTCTTTGTATTGTGCGCCTTGACTTCCAATAGTTGGAAACGCTGCGTTCCTATCTTCTTGATTAGGTTTTCACGATAACCGATTAGGTGGTCGGCTGAAAATCTGTTACAAAAACTGCATTCGCTATGGGTATTATCCTCATCGAACCTTACACTCATGTGCGTTCTTGAAAAAAAATGCCCACAATCCATTTTGTCAAAAGGTTTAATTTGCCCACATGATATGCAGCGTGTCAAACCTCCGTCCATCGCGTCACGAAGCCGAATATATTTGCTGTAAACCTTATCCAGCTTCTTTACCAAAGTAGCTTGGCTTGCTTGCCGCTTCTTTGGCTTGTCTGATTTCTTTTTTTTGATGTAATACATTTGATTTGGGAATTAGTGGCACATGGTGGAATTGCACCACCCCCAGCATCGATTTTCTACGGTCTATCTGGTACTCGGTGAATGTGCTGTTTTGCCCCACCGCCGTGGGGCTGTTGAACGTTAAACTTCGATTATGGACCATTTCGGACTTAATTGTTATTGTAATTCTCGAGAATATGTTTCTTTTCATCCTCCGTAAGGGAATATGCCTTTTCCATGAACCTGATTGCCATGTCCTCGTTGTTGTCAGAGAGAGGATAGTAGTCGTCTGCAAATTTCTGTGTGAGCCGTTCAAGTCTTGCAGCCTTTTCCCGGACTTCTGCTACCCGTTCCCGGATTTCGAGCGTAATATCGGAAGCGGCAGCATAAGCATCATTGTATGCTTTCATGTCTGCTTCCACCTGCTTGGTCATTGCCTTGTTCTGAGCGGCGAAGTCAACGATATTTGCATACAACTCATTCGAATAGACATAAACTTCATTTACCCCAAAATCACCAGAAGTATCAAAAGTGTACCGTTCTTTCTTTTCCAAATACTGGTAGTCGCTTCCAAGTTTGTTCCAGTCATATTCTACTTTCCTGAAAGATTTTGCGTTTTGCAACGCTTCTGAAACCCTTTGCGCTTCCGCGAAGTCCGTAAAGGCATAGCCGTTCAGGATAGGAATGGTGTAAACCTTTTTGTCGGCTGGTTCGATTTCAAACAACTCCGGCTTCTTGGGCTTGTCAATTATCTTGATGCCCTCTTCCATCATACGGAACTTAATCATGTTCTGTATGTCCTGTTCACTTAGAGCAAGGATTTCCTGCTCGGTCATTTCATTAATTTTCTTCATTGCTACATTTTTTATAAAAAATCTTTATTTCGTTCTATCTCTATTTCCATTTGCTGGATTAAATAATGCTCCTCCGAACTCGGTATGTATATACCAGCTGTCTGCGCCGCCCAATTACGGAATCGCTCTATCGAGAGGCTAAACTCGCTACTATCGAGGTCTGCACTGCTCCTAAGAACCTTTATCCTACCCAAATACTTATCTTCCTTTTCACGGATAAACAGGTCGGGGTTTACGAGCTTCTTATAGTATTGCTGCTTAACCCATTCGAGGGTGTTGCCCGTCTGCGTTCCGAAGTAAGCGAGAAGAACATGTAAATACTTGTTCTGTGGTAAACTTCTTCTTGGTTTCTTTTCTGTCAGTTCTATTACTTTACCACTCTCGGCTAACTTATTCGCACGAAGCAAGAAATTAGCCTTATCGAGTGGATTTGATGTGTTATATATCATTAGAATGGTCTATCGTCTTCTACTTGTGGGGGTTGATAGGCGGGTTGTGTAGGCTGCTGATATTGTGGCTGTGGCATATTAGATGTCAAATGCTGAATGTCCCATGCACGAATGCTATTGAACCAACGACCATTGTATTCATGAGCGTCAATATCAAAACTAACCTTAATCTCCTCATTCAACTTGATAGCAAATTGTTCTATCCTGTCTGCGCCAAAGACGTTGAAAACCATCTTCTTTGGATATTGTTCATGCGTTTCAATAACATACCCTTGTGACTTCCATGGTCCGCGAGCAGAAGTGCCTTCTCGTGGTGGAAGTACCGCTATTACTCTGCCTTGTAAATCCATATTATTATAATGGTTCGTTAAATATCTTTTTATCTGTAATTAATTCTCTATTCTCATTCACAAAGCGAATAAAATCTTCGCACCGTTGCCGAAGTACCGGAATATCTCGTTCGGGATTAAACTCGTAACTTTCTGTGAATGTTTCGTAGTTATATTTACCAATCACAGCCACATTATACTCGAAAGTTCTTACAGTATTACCCATCTGCAATAAACAGAATGGATATACAAGATGCTGATTATTACGTTTGTACTTTCCTACGCTATATTGGCTTGTTGTCTTAATGTCGTGAACGGACAACGGCATAAGTTCATCGACAAAACCATAAAGTTTTACATCACCGAAACATGTGGAAAGAACTCCTTCAACATATTTCTGCGTTACTGCACCTTTATAGTAGTTTGCGAACTCTCTACATACACCAATAGGAAAGAAAAAGACACGCTCGCCAATCCTTGCATTCAAACCGATAAACTTTCCTGTGTCTATAACATCACAATACAAAGGCTTCCCATTATGGGGGTCGCAAGCCCCTTCAATAATTTTCTCATAGACCTTTTCAACTTCTATCTTGTCAGATTTGCGATGTTCTATCATGCAATCTACAACCTCATTGAATGCTGTACCCTTAGCAACTGCATCATTGTCGTAAGGTACTCTGTTTATGCGGTCAATGACAGATTGAAATTGCATATCGTGGAACTCTTCGGGAGTATGTGGGGGTGTCTCACAGAACCCCCAATACTTTTCCCAAATAATATCACTATCCGCATATTGCTGATAAGCATCAAGCAAAGACGGATAGATGTTGTAGTTAAGCTGCTTTGTCTTCATAAGACTTTGTTTCCTTATTGTAGACCAATCCAAGTTCATTTACTTTTGCGGAGAACAAGGAGCGCGCTTTCATCAATGAACTACCGATATGCTTGTAATCATTGATGTGCTCTGCGAAATAGTTGGCACTTTGTGCGTCAGTGATTTGCGAAATACCCTCTTTGATTTCAGACAGAAGTTCATTATACTTCTTGATTTCTTCTTCCTTTGCCGAAATCATACCAAGATAAGGAGCGATAACTTGCTTCTCAATAAAGTCGTTTTTAGCGGTTGGCTTACCATGTGCATCAACAATGGTAGGAATGTTCATTATACCGGGCAAATTGCACGTATTCTTTCCGTCATTACGGCTCGTCGGGTCAAAGGTAATTGTGCGCATCTGCCGTCCGTGTTCGTTCTTCATTTCGAGATAGCCGAGCAGGTCAAGTTCTGTGACAATAGCATTGTACGACTTTTCACGTAATGCTGGGATAAATACCGTATCATCACCCTCCTTTCGGCTATCGCGGTGGGCAACAAACACCACATTTTTATTAAGGCTCCCCACGGTTCGTGTAAGCCAAGAGAACTCTTGGTTGATGCCGCCCCAATCTCTAATTTGTGGCTGTCGTGTACCACATTTGTAGGTGATGATAAAGTCCATCATCTTTCCAATCGTATCTATAACGATTGTCTGATATGCGGATAAGTTCTCTTGCAAGACATCTTTTACGTCTTGCCAAGTACCTACCTGCACAGTATCAATACCCTCCAAATGAGACATATTGATGCGTTTCACACCATTGTCGAAGTCAAGCAATAAGGGTTTTGGAGTAGATAACGCCAAAGTACTCTTACCCATACCTGCCTGTCCGTAAATCATCATCTTGATTGTGTTCGGAATACTCAATTCCGATGCTTTTCTAATTAATGTCATAACTTTTTTATTTTATCGTTTACAAAATATCTATTAACTCTCATTGTCGCTAATGCCTTTTGTATCTCTGCCTTGGAATAGACTAAAGGAGAGTTAGCTGCACTCCCAGCCCGCCTCTTGTGTATTAAGCCATTCTTAACAAGTGTATGGAACGCCTTATGCTCCACGTGGCGGAAAGTGAGCCATTTTTTTACTTCTGACAGTTTCAATTTGTCCTGTGGCGGGTCATAGTCGGCTACGGCGGAGTTGTAGCCCACACGGACGAAATCGGCAATGATACCACCGAGTTCTTCTATCGTAATTTCCATATTCAATACCTTTGAACGATAGTGATATACCCTTTCTTTTCTGTTGTGTTCGTGGCAAATTTATTGTTCATCGGATCGCAACCCGCATATTTGTTTTGTCTCGTGCACTCGACTTGTACCCCGCCAGCTGCATAGCAATCTAACGGAACGTGCAATTTATTTCCTTTGCCTACGTGTTTGAACAGTCCTGCATAACTGTATACCTTTTCTTTTAATGTTCTTTCCATTTTTCTTTTTGCCTTTATATTGAGGTGGCATCAGGACTCGAACCTGCATTTACGTCTAAATCATATCCTAATCTTTTCGCAGAGGGATTCGAACCCACCAGCTTGTACTTCGCTTCTTCTACGTCTCGATTAACTGACGCGTGCTACCACTACAATATGCTACTTCGATTAAGATATGTGCGTCTACCAATTCCGCCACACCACCATTTACCGCCCTATCCTCACGGACGGGACGGGTGATTAAACTTAAACATTACCGATTATCGCCTTGAATAAAGGCTAAAAGTCCCTCTTTCGTTTTAAAGCAATCCGCCTCTTTGTAAAAATCAAAGGCGTCACTCATGTAATTTACGTTGCGAACACCTTCTGACGAAAAGATACTTACAGCCTTGACATTAAAAGAGATTACGTGCATATTCTTGATTGTGAACAACGTATCTCCAATGTTGAATTTCGTTTTAATCTCCATAATCTTTACTTTTTATATTAACTATTTTGTCAACCACTCTGCAAAACCGCACATAACAATCAGTATAATGATACCAGCTTGTACTGCGATTACTTCACCATTTGTCATGTTATCCTCCACGATAAGAGAGAATAACTTGTTTTTCTTGTTAAACCAATTCATAGTTTTTTTTCTTTATTCGTACCCGTACTCAATTCGATTGCAGCACCTTTCGTGCGGTACGGGCTATATGTTTAGCCTTAGTGATTTCCGCTGCCCAGACGGACTACTCAACGCGTTTATGGACTGTACGCACTATCGGCTTGTTTCTTTCATCTTTATAGTCTTGCGTCCTGCTTATCGGGGTCGTGGATTGTTGTCTCGCCTTTACGCTTTCGCAGACTTTTCTTTTATGTAAATAAGTCAAATATCGCTATAGTGGAGGAACGCCAACCCTCTTTGTCGCGTGTTTAACACCTTTGTCCGCCTTGTCAATTCGATTGCAGTACCTTATTTCAGTACGCAAGACGGTTCTTATCGCCCATAGGCGTATCTCTCGAAGTCGCCACAATGTGGGAATGCGGGGTCGCAACCAACATCTACATTTCGCCACGGGTCGCTATCGTAAGCATCTTGCCACTTGTCTTCCTCGTGAGCATTTTCATCAAGCCATGCCGCGATAGACTTTTCGACGTTAGGGCAGTCTTTACCCCAAATTGTTACATCGTGTTTTCCGACAAATCCGCAAACCACCTCTATTTGCGTGTCGCCTTTGAGGTTCACCATGCAAGAACACCCACCAAAATAGTTTGGGTTATCTCCATTTGTATAGCTTTCGCTAGCTTCGTTTTCTATAGCTTCTTTACAAAGTACTGCAAGCTCTTCTATAATTTTATTCATAATCGTATATTTTCAGTTCAATTATTTGCGCGGTTTAGATAAATTGTTTATCTTTGTCGCTGTACTAAGTCGTTTATAAGTGCAAATATACTAAAGATTTCTGTACTAACAAATATATAATACAGATTTATTTATTATTTAACTAATATTTAACAACTCGAAAGGTTTGTTTACAATTACACCTTATAAAGAATATATGAACAGGGCAGAACGCATCATATTATACATAATCATCATTGCCTCACTTGTAATGAGTACTGTCACGATGTGTCACTCATTTCCACGCATATACGGGATTGATTATATTGGTGTAATCGTTGGAATATTATCACTATTGGTAACTATATTGATAGGGTGGAACATCTATACAGTAGTAGATTTTAACAGAAAGAATAATTCTATGAGGTGTAAAGTGCAGGAAGCTACAAATATGCTTAATGCTGAAATTAATCACATAATAAGAGGGTACGTTGCTTTTTTGTCTGCACAACATCAAGAAGCGAAAGGGTATATCCCATTTGCTGTAGAGGGGTATATGACAGCCATAGAAGAATCCCTACAAAGTAGGGTAACTGAGCCTACAAAACTTAGCATCAATGGGCTATTAGAATTATTATCACAATCACATAATGGAATAATCTCATTTTGTTTCGATAAAGAACAAAGGGAGCGCTATATTAGCATATTATACAAATTAAAAGTATCTAAAGAATATCAAGATTATGAAATTGACAAACTTATAGATGCATTTTTCTATGTCCAATAATATATTTAATCGTTCTTTGATTTACTGATACAGCCGACTAAAACATAGAGGACGAGTAATAGGACAGTACTCTTCTGGCTTTCTCTTCTTCGTGTGCCTTGTCTGCCTTGCAGAGAGCCATTATTACGCTTCTAAGGCTTGATGATGGACTTTGGGAGGGACGTAAGATGATGAAACTCTTTCCGTTCCCTCTATGGAAGCGCATAAAAGTACTGTCATTCTCATCTGATAAGCGAATATATATCTTGTATGCAAGCAATTTAATGTTGTACTTTACATACTTTTTTGCAGCATGTTCGGTATGTTCCTTATACGAAATACCTTTTTCATCAAGATAAGCCTTGATTTTTTCAAGTTTTGCAGTTTCTTTTTCTGTCATGTTGATTTTTCTTTTCCCATTCGTGCGCACATACGTTTGATACGCACACGGTAAAGGGTATTATTACTATGAAGAGTGTCGCAAAAAAAACAGTACTCCCTAAGCATGGAAATTGTCAAGATAAGCCAACGGGTCATGCGGTTTATTTATTGCGGCTACTCGCTTCATGTGATTGTAGATGATATTACGGAAGCTCCTGTCGAAGTTGCCGTCATTGAGAGAGTACATCCGTCCGTAGGTAATCCATGCGGTGAACTGGTGGTATTTCTCCGAAAACCATACTTGAAGCCGCTTCTTAGGGTTATTTCTCATCCATTCATTGGCTTTTTGGGCAGTGTAATATGGCAGGACACATTCAGCTACAATTTCACTCTTGTTTACTTTCCCGTCCTTTGCCATCCTGGAGATGTACCTCCCAGCCGATGCCTTGCTCATGCTAATGGACTTTGCGAACTTACGTAGTGCGATAGGTGCTTTGCTTCGGGCTGCTTCACAATTTGATTGTGTTGTTTTGGCATTACCACCAAGTGATTCCCTCTGCTGGGCGACCATTACGTTAGCAAGCAATGTCTCTCGCAATAGGCGAGTAACATCACGGAGAGTATTTGCGCTTTCGTAGATTTTCTTGCAGAAGTCAGCATGGGCGAGGAATTTACCTCCTTTGCCGTAGTGCTTCACTTCTTTGCTTTTAAATGACTTGGCAAAAAGGAAATCGTGACTTTCGTCATAAACAAAAAGGTCGCAATCCTTTACGGCTTCAATCATCTTTTGAGCCTTTGTGTAGGAACATCCGAAAGTACGTCTGAAATTTCCGACATTGACACCATATAAGGTTGAGTTGGTAAATGTCCGCTTGATGATAACGGCGAGCGCAAGGCACTCTAAGCGCAGTTTATCATAGCTGCACTCCTTTATCAATGCTAATGGTACGTTTATCTTCCTCATATTGTCAATTTCGTTTGAATGAGGCCGGCTGTAAGAAGCAACAAACCCCATGAAATATGAGGACTTTCACAGGGCTTGAAGAATATATAAAGCCTCTTGCGAGGGATGATATATTAACGTCTGCCGGATTGTCCTCATCAATCATGACAGCAAAGATACTACATAATTCTGTATTAACAAAATAAAATCAGAAAAAAAATGGAAGAAAAAACTAAACGCTTTTTTGAAGTCCTTGACTTTCTGAAAGTTAGTGGATATAAATTAAGCAAACAAAGTAGTCTTGTTACACCGCAAAAGTTGACAAATGCAAGAAGTGGAAGGAACAACATTAGTACAGATATAGTAATGGAACTGTGTCGTCTATATGAACAGGTTAACCCAGACTATATCCTTACAGGCAAAGGTTCCATGCTGACCACTGGCGGCAACGTATCAAAAGACTTCACGAACACTAGTGGCTCGGGGAGTGCAACGGTCATAACAGGTAATGACGCTGTCGTAAACGTGAGTGCAGAGGCGAAGCCTATGAAGCTGGAGCATGTAGTATATGCTCCATTAGTCTCCCAATACGCCTACGCTGGTTATTTATCTGGATATGCAGACGAAGAATATATCGAAAACCTCCCCGTTGTGCCATTCATCGCTGACCACGAAGCCAAGGGGAACTATGTTGCCTTTGAAGTGAGAGGTGACAGCATGGATAACGGGACGGAAGAGGGGTATATGGAGGGTGACAGGCTTCTTGGAAGAGAAATACCTCCAGATTTATGGGTCAGCTCAAAGTTGCATATCCGCAAGTGGGATTTTATCATTGTACATATAGAAGGTATATTGATAAAGCGTATAATAGCTCACGATGTAGATAAACATTTGATAACGATACACTCCTTAAATGACATGTATGAGGATAAGGTGCTTGACTTGAAAGATGTACGTAAAATATTCAATGTAATAGAACTTCAAAGACCAAAAAGAAGATGAATAAGAGCGAAAAATCAAATAATAGCGCAAATAACGGCAACCCGACAAGTATCACGGGAAACGGTGCAACAATCTATATGTCCGGGTGTGGTGAAGATTTTTATCATGGAAAAAATCCTAAGCAGATAGATATTATTAAGAGCCAGCGTGCCGTGATAGAGAGGCTTCAAATTCAGATTGATAAGATGCAGGAGCAGGCAAGAATGGACGGCGAAAGGTTCAGCGAAGTACTCCGCATCAAGAATAAGCTGATGGACCTCCTTTTGGAAGATAGAAAACTATTACAAAAGAAAGTGGAAGATATTTAA